CGATCGACGCGGCCGCGAAATTCGACGCTACGCTCGCGCAGCATACTTGTGTAAGCGTAGCCATCATTGAACTGGACGACGAACAGGCACGGCAGGCGCGTTACGCCGTACAATCTTTCCGCCGCCATGACTTTTTGCAACGACAAGAACACCGTGGGGTGCTCCGACAGCGTGCGATAGCGGCGCTTGAGCTCCAGCCAGGCGGTGATTTTATTGTCGCGTGTGACCGCATAATCCAAATTGTAGGCGCGCGGCAATTTGCGCACTTTGCATTTCCAGATCGGCTCGATCCACGCCGCCATCGATTTTTCGACGGCGATATTTTCCTCGGTTTCGTAGATCGGCCGCATCACGCAGCCTGCCAGGATCCGGCCGGCGGCTGACGCATGCGCTTGACTGGTTCGGTTTGCGCGAATCGCAACATCATCAGCGCGTAGCGCGTGGCCGACAAAAGATCGTCGTGCTCCTTCACCACCTTGCCGTCCTTGCGGTGATAGAGGCGGAATTCTTCGTACCAATCGTTGAGGTGCGAGAACACTTTCAGGCGGCCGGTCTGCATGCGATCGAGCATCAGCATCAGTCCGGCTTCGACGCCGGAGGCGCCATCGATGAATGTTGCGCGCTCGGGCAGCATGGCCAAATGTTGGCCGCGGTACTGCGAGGCGAGCTCGTCGCCACTGCCTTTGTCGGCGGCGAGGCCGTCGTGCGGCCAGGCGATCGGCACCCACTCCGAGCCCCAGGCGCGGATCGCCGCGGCGTGCAGGATCGGCGTCGACTGTCGCTGGCGGAATGCGCGCGTGACGTAGACGATGTCTTCCTCGCGATCGTGCGTGAGCTCGACGCAAGCGAACGGATGGTCGTAGCCGAAATCGAGCCCGCGGATGCGGGCAAATTCGCGCGGGAAGATGCGCGCCGGACAAACGATCTGTTCTTCGGTGATGGGGAAGATGCGGCCGGAGCCGAGGGTGGGAATTCCTTTGGCGCGCGCTTCGCGCTCGTGCGCGGGATAGCCGGCGATGATTTTTTCGCGGTCTGCGGCCGAGTAGTGCGGCGCGTCGTCGATCGTCATGTTGATGTTGATGCGATCGGGCGAGGGTTCGAGCAAAAATCTGCGACACACTTCCGACATGCCGAGCAGCGGCGTGAAGGTCGAATAGACCATGCCGGCGGTCGACGAAATTCGCGTCAGCGCTTCAGAGTAGATTTCCATCGGCGGCTCTTCGTCGAGCCAGACAAAGTCGACGGTGTCGGCCTGCCACTTGGAGCGGCCCTGATCGTAGCTCTTGAAGTTTAACGTGCTGCGGCCCTGCTGCACGTCACCGCCACCGCCGTGCAGCACGACGATGCCATCGAGCGCATCCGAAACGCCGTTGCGGCGCGACCAATCGAGCAGGCATTCCTGCGGCAGCAATCCCGTGCCAAACGCCGACTGATCACGCGGGTTACCGACGATCAGTCGCTGCACCCCGTCGCGCGTGAGCTCGGCGGATTCTGAGCCGGCGACGGCGCGCAGCGGCCGATCGAAGACGCGGCCTTTCCACCAGGGCGGGTAGCGTCCGGTGAGGTGCATGGCCGCCTCGGCGGATCCGGCCAGCGTCTTGCCGATCTGGTTGCCGGCGAGCAAGGCGCGTTCGCGGTAGATGCCGCCGGCATCGTGGAATTCGCGTTGTTTGGGATAGGGCAGATACTGCGACAGGCGCGAGAGTGAATTGCGCCGCTCGCGTTCACGCCCGAGGCGTTTAGTGAGGAGCTCCTGCGCGGCCAGGCCGCGGCGCAGCTCGGCGAGTTGTTCGGGCGTGAATCGGTATGTCGGCGTTTTTTTTGCAGCGGATTTTTTCGTCGACTTTTTCGTCATCAGAGCCACCCGAAAACGATGATGAGCACGACCGCCATCAGGATGATGATGGCGATCGTGAAGGCATTGTTGGCGGTGTAGTTCACCGCTTAGACGGTGTCGGCACCAGCGTGCCCTCTTTCGGCACGATCACCACCACCCAGCCAGTGGTCGGGGTCCATGCCACGACTTTTTTCCAGCCCAGGTCCGGCTTCGGCTTGGGCGGCAGCACGATCGGGTGCTCCGGCCGTACGTAGCCCTCGTCGACATCGATGCCGTAGGCCGGGTCGACCGGCGCGGGGATCTCCGGCAGGGTGTTGTCGGGAACCAAAGGCGGCAGGACGATCGGGTGGGTCGGGCGCAGGAAGCCGAGCCCGAGGTCGATACCATAGCCGGGATCCACCGGTTTCTCGGGTGGCGGCAGGCCCTGGTCGGGTTTATCGCCTTCGCGCACCGCGGCGACGAGCACGGTTTCGCCGGCCTTCAATTTGACGACTGACATTGCAGATCACTCCTTTTGTTTGTTTATGTTAGCGTTCGGGCAACCGGGTGGTTGCCTCTCCATGAACGCCAATGAGAACCTACGCGCACAAAAATCGGAACGGAAGCGTCTGATCGCGCTGCAGGCCGAAGTCGAGCGGCTGCGCGAGCGGGTTTCCTACCTGGAGGGCGTGCGCAGGCACCTCGAAGTCGACAATGACGAGCTGCGCGGCCGCCTCCAAGACCTCGAAGGCTGAATACGTAATCTGTGCATAACGCAATTATGGCGGAGCGAGGCGCCATATGAGAAACGCGCGAAAAGCGGCCGAAAAGGACAGCATTCCTCACTTGACACGAGTATAAACATTTAGGTCCGCTACGCGCGCGCGCGGCCTCCCCACCATCTGAAGCTCCGCAAGTGCTGCTCGCCAGAAGCGCCACCGAGATAGCAGAAAGCCCCGCCTTTCCTCGGTTGTCCGCACACATCCAACACCAGGGTACCACACACATCGGAGGGCGCGCTCGCGCCCGCACGGGAATTCCCCGGATTTCCATCGTGCGCGAGAAAGGCACACAGGCCGGGCACTAACGGGAACGTCCCTGCCCATGCTCATGGTGGCCCCAGCGACCGAGTTCTAACCCCGTACTCCGGGGGGTCCATGCTAACCCCTTGATCTAGCAGGGGAATTAGCGATGTGCACAGGCCTTTGGTGCTCGATCGCATGTACTCGTCATACGTTATGACGTGTGCATCGTTGATATCGTTGACGAATCTGGATCTGAGGTACGCCAGAGGTACGCATGTGCAAGGCCTAGGCCTCGATCGAGCGCTTCCCAGGTGCTTCCCAGAAGACGTCAGCCAGGAGCTCGAGTCAATGATATCAATGGCTTAGCGGCAAAGACCTCCTGTCTCTCAAGCAGAAGGTGCAGGAAACGCGGCAGCGGTGTTTAGATACTCTCGCAGTCTCACTCAGTGAGAATCAGAGCGCTCGCGGTCGGCCCTTTGCTCGCCCTGGTGAGCCAATTCGCCTGATTTCCCTGCTCTGTCAGATCTCTCGTAGCGTTACGAGGGGTGCGGCCTTCGTGCGCTCCAGAGCACGCAGAGCGGGAGGAAAAGCAGCACGATGCCCCAGAGTTCTGCGCTGGTCATGTGCGATCGCGTTTGCCGATGTAGTCCTGCGCCATGAAGACGTCGGCCGGCACCGGCTTGGCGTAGTTAGGATCGTCGAGACCTTTCGCGTCTGCGGTGTTGCCGAAGCGCTGGCGCCGCTCCTCTTCGTTGCCGGGCTCGATGAGATTGATCAGATCGAGCGCCTCCAGCGCCAGGACGATTTTCTGCGATAGCGACCACTGACCGGCGGCCAGGTTCGGATCGCTGTCCGACCAGTACGCCAGGATGCGGGCGACAGCCTGCTCGCGCGTCATGAGGGCTCCTGCGTTTCGGGTTCGAGCTCTACTGCGCCTTCGATCATCTGTACGGTCTTCGCGCGTACCGCGGCCAGATGCTCTTCGAGCAGCGCGATCTCGTCATCGGTCAAATCGATGAAGGGCGAATTCACTTTCTCGGCCTGCTTGGGCAAGAGCGAAACAACCGCATGCAAATAAACGCCCGGCTGACGCTGACGCACGCGCGCGATCGTTTCCTCGCCGTGCTGCTCGAAATCTGCGTGCAGCATCGCCAAGCATAATTCCTGCAGCTTCGAGCGAGAGCCCTTCGGCCGACCCTTCGGGTTCGCCGATACGCCCGGCTTCCAACGAGTCTCGATGAGATGCGCAGCTGTCCGCGGCATAAGTGATCTCTAGCGTGTTTCATCAGGCGAGGAAAGTTAGGAATTCAATCCTCCTCGAGCCGCGCGGCCAGGAGCTCGAGAACTGTTACACTTTTGTTCGTAATGTTGACAGTTCTCGAGCCCCTATGGTTTGGTGAAGGCACGCCCGTATTGCTGCACGCCACGCCCAAACGGTTCGAGAAATGCCGGCAGATCGCCCGCGCCCAGCTGCCGCGCCAGATCGGAATTCTCTGCCGGCCGCGGCTGATTGTAATACTCCTGGAACTGCCGATTGCGGATGTCGCGCGGGTCGGTGAACGGATCACGCCAAATGGCCGCCAGGTTTTCCATCGGCGCCCCGCCCATCAGCAGGTTGGTGAGATACTCGCTGATCGATCGCGGCCGCAGATCCTCCACGTTCTCCGAGCGCCGCATCGGACCAATATCGATGCGCGGCCCAACCGGAAAACGCCCGCTGGTGTCGAATTCCTGCAGCCGCTGCGCCATCGCCTGGCCGAGCGTCTGCAGATCGCCACGCTGCGGCCAATAAGGAGATTCCGGCATCAGGGTTTCACCAACCCAGTGGCCAGCGCGATCGCGATCAAAACGATGATGCCCAAGAGTGCGAGTGCCGCGCCGAGCACGTAATCATTCACCGGCCAGCTGTTGCGCTCACGCCGATCGGCGGCGAGCTCCTCGTCACCTGGCAGCGGGATCTTGTTGGGTCGACGGTGCGCCATCTCAATAGCTGCGGCTGCGCTTGCCGGTGTGCTCGCGCTTCGGCTTCGACAGCCCGGCCTCGCTCAGGGCGATAGCCACAGCCTGCGAGCGCTTCTGCACCAGCGGTCCCGTGGGCGAACCACTGTGCAGCTTGCCCTGCTTGAACTTGTGTAGCTCCTGCTTCACGCCGGCACGCCCCTTGGCAACAGGCATGTTATCCTCCGTTGTCAGGTGACCTGACCTCTGCTATGCATTGTGCTTCCGCAACGAAAGGACAGCCATGCATACCTATTTGCGCACCATGCACAAGGACGGCAAGACCCAGCTCTACACCGTCGGATCCTGGGCGCCGTCGATCGATGACAACAAACCCGCCGCACGCTGGATCCCGATCAAAGACTTCAAACGCGAAAAATACGCCGCCTGCTTCGTGTCGTTCCTCAACGGCGGCGAGGCGATCGAGCAATTCATGATCACCTGGGACGGTGACCAATGATCGGAGGATATATCGCCGGCTGGCTCAGCATCATCTGCTTCGGCCTCGTCATCGCCTTCCTGCTCGTGGGGCTCATGCAATGAGCACCGCCCTGGAACGCGAACTCGAAGCCATCATCGATAGCCGCGGCATCCACGCCGTGCTCGTCGCCATCGGCCGTGTCTGTGCCAATAAATCTGAGCACATCGCCGTCAATTGGCAAGACGCCAGCCTGGCCAAACGCTGGATCAAGCTCACGCACGCGCTCGCACCCATCATCGCCAAGACGGTCCACCTATGAGCAGGAGCTCGCTCAAAGAACGCGCGTATGCCATCCACAGCATGCGCGTGATCTCGCTCAACCAGGCGGCACGCTACTGCGAACTCACCAGCAAGCAGCTGCGCGCCTTCATCAAGGGCGGCGCCGGCCCGCACGTCACGCGGCTATCAAACAAGCGTATCGGCTTTACGGTGCGTGATCTCAACAAATGGATGCTTAAACGATACATGGAGGAAAACCCATGATGTGGCCGTTCGAACGTCAGGCCGATCGCATCGCTAAACTCGAAGACGAGCTCATCCGCGCCAACGCAGAAAACACGCGCCTGCATAACAAAATCACCAAGGCCTACGCCGCCATCGGCCAGGCGCTGGCCGCGCTCGATGAGGAGGGACTATGACCACACAGATCGAAGCTTCGCTACGAGAGGCTGTCGAGGAAGTCATTGCTGACGGCGGCCGTGGCCGCATCAGATTAGACAGCGCGTGGCTAGAAAAAGCACAAGCCGCCCTCATCGCCGCTGCGGAGGTTGGCACTGAAGCGGAGGAAAATCACCGCATGGGATTTGTCAGCGGCACAGCAGCAGATGGTGATAAATGGGATCGTTGGTACGGCAGCCTTCCATGCGATCTACGGAGAAAACTATCGCTGCATGACTTTAAACGGCTTGGCGATCTTTTCGACAATGTTGGACAGCCGGAAGATTGGATCAAGAAGCGAGCTAACATTCGCGCTACTGCCATCGAACGCTGCGCCCAGTGGCTTATAGAGAATTACGGCAACAGCATGCGCTCAGTAGCCCATGACATGCGCCGTGCGCTGAAGGATAAGCCGTGAAACCAACACCTCCCGACAAAACAGAT